CTGAAGTATTAAAGCGCATTATGACAGAATTGTCTTCCGTTAAAGAGGAGGCAGTTGAGGTCAAGTTTGAGCAAATGACTTTGGAGAACGGAACTGTCCTTGAGGCAGAAGCGTTTGAAGGGGGCAACGAGGTATTCATCGTCAACGAAGAAGACCGCATCCCCGTTCCCGTTGGAGAGTACACCCTTGCTGATGGTCGTGTTTTGTATGTTGCCGAAGAAGGCATCATCTCTGAAATCAAGACCGCAGAAGCCGAAGCCGAAGAAGAAGCCGTAGAGGTGGAAGTTGAGGCATCGGAGGAAACCCCCGAAGAAGTCGTTGAAGAAGCATTGGCCGAAGAAATGCCAATGGAAGACAAGATTAAGGAGATTGTAATGCCTATGGTTGAAGAAATCAAGGCTGAACTTTCTGCTATCCGTGAAGAAATGGGTGCTTACAAAGAGAAGATGAGCGCAGTAGAGGTGGAGAACGAAAACTTGAAAACCGAGTTGTCCTCTCAATCTGCCGCACGTCCCATTAAGCACAACCCCGAAAATGCTCCTAAAGCCGAAGTTAAGTTGGCAACGCGCCGTCCGATGTCTTCACTTGACCGAGTAATGTCCAAACTGAACAAATAATAAATCAAAATAGAAAATGGCCACGACCACTTCAATCACTACTACTTACGCTGGCGAATTTGCTGGTAAGTACATCGCTGCGGCTCTTTTGTCCGCCGATACCCTTGACAAAGGTCTTGTTGAAATCAAGCCTAACGTCAAATACAAGGAAGTTATCAAGAAAATCGCTACGGGCGATTTGGTTGCTAACGCTTCTTGCGACTTTTCTGCTTCTTCGTCTTTGACCTTGACGGAGCGCATCCTTCAGCCCGAAGAGTTCCAAGTCAACTTGCAGTTGTGCAAGAAGGACTTCCGTTCCGATTGGGAAGCCGTACAGATGGGTTACTCCGTTTATGACAACCTTCCCGCTAACTTCAGCGACTTCTTGATTTCTCACGTTGCTGCTAAAGTTGCACAAAAGACCGAGCAGACTATTTGGAGTGGTGTTAACGCTACTGCAGGAGAGTTTGACGGATTCGTTACTTTGATGACTGCCGATGCTGATGTTGTTGATGTTACGGGTACTACCGTTACTGCCGCCAACGTTATTGAAGAAATGGGCAAAGTAGCCGATGCTATCCCCAACGCTTTGTACGGCAAGGAAGACTTGACCATCTATGTTCCTCAAAATGTTGCTCGTGCTTACGTTCGCGCTTTGGGTGGATTCGGTGCCGCAGGTCTTGGTGCTGCAGGTACGGACGCTAAAGGAACGCAGTGGTTCGGTGGTGAGCCTTTGTTCTTTGACGGCATCCGCGTTTCTATGGTTAGCGGCTTGGCCTCTAACAAGATGGTTGCTGCTCAATCTTCTAACCTCTACTTCGGTACGGGCTTGTTGAGCGACCACAACGAAGTCAAGTTGCTTGATATGGGCGATTTGGACGGTTCACAAAACGTTCGCGTTATTATGCGCTACACGGCTGGTGTTCAGTATGGTATCGGTTCTGACATCGTATTGTACTCTTAATTAACCGCATTTGACTAACCCAAAGGAGGGCTTGGGGCATACCCTCGCTCTCCTTTTTTATTTTACATAACTATGGCTTGTGATATTCTAACAACGGGACGGGCAGTTGCTTGTCAAAAATCGGTAGGTGGACTTGTTGCCGCTTACTTCATTAACTACGGAGATTTGGGTGCTATCACCTACGACCTCACCGACACGGACGTCATTGACACCTTCGGTGGTTCTCCCGCCGCTTACAAGTATGATTTGCGCGACCAATCATCTTTTGAGCAATCATTCGTTGGTTCAGTAGATAACGGAACCATCTATATGGAGCAGACCTTGAACTTGTCCTTCACCAAATTGGATAAGGAATCAAACAAGGAATTGAAGTTGATGGCCTATGGCCGTCCTCACGTTATCGTTGAAGACCAAAACGGAAACTTGTTTGTTATGGGCTTGGTCAACGGTGCAGAGGTAACTGCGGGAACCATCGTAACGGGTGCTGCAATGGGTGATATGAGCGGATATACCTTAACTTTGTCGGGCAAGGAGAAGGTACCTGCAAACTTCATTGCTTCTGCTGCTACGCCAGCCGCTGCCTTGACTGCTGCAGGAGTTGCCGTTAGCGCAACGCAAATCAATCCTTAATAGTGTGTTGAACGGAGGGGGGCGAAAGCCCCCTTCTAACACCTTCATAAAATGAAAAAAGAACAATCAGTACTTAACAAACTTGCGAAGTTTGGAAAGACACAAGAGCCTATCAAAGTTGAACTTGGAATGGTTCAAGAAGCGGTAGATGCTGCAAATCAATTATTAGAAATTGCTGAAGAACTTGGTGGAACAAAGCGTTCTTTAAAAGCCGATATGCGTCGCATTGACGGTTATGTTCAAGACGGAAAGCAGTATCAAAAATATGCCGAAGCCCTAAA